AAACAGCTGGCCCAGAAACGATGATTTCTCCTTGCGTATCCTCGGCAGTCGCTCGACCGATTGGGCATGGTTGCCGGACTGGTCGGAGCCGGTCACCGAAAACCTGGAGTGGTTGACCCGCGTCTATCAATCTGTCACCGCCGCAGAACAACGCGTTGCACGGCGCTTAAGTCCGCGCCGTACCTTTGAGTTTAAGGTCAGTTTGAGCGAGCGAGCCCGACAACAGTTTGAGGCGATGTTGTATGCCTATGGTCAACGGGTGTGGTCAATGCCGGTATTTATTGACGCGGCGTATTTACAACAATCTGCCTCACAAGGGGCGAGATTGTTGAATATCCGCACTGCCGGTTATGACTTTGCAGACGGTGGGCGCGCCCTGTTGGTGAGCGGCCAACACAAAGAGATGATTGATATCCTCACGGTTGATCCAAATAAGCTCACGCTACAACGTCCGATTGCAAGAGATTTTGACCGCACCTTGACTACGGTGTACCCCTTACGGGCGGCCGTCTTAACCGATATACCGCAGGTGCGCCATCTAAGCGATGGCGTCTCTACTGCGCAAATCCGCTTACAAGTGCATGAGCATAACGGTTGGTCGGATGATATCCGTCACCTCCCAACGTATCGCAATCATCCGGTATTGGAGCCGACCTCCGAGTGGTCGGAAGACATCACGGCACAATATACCCGGCTGATTAAGACCTTGGATAACGAGACGGGGTTGCCGTATTACTTGGATACAGCCCACAAAGCCATGCAAATCCTCTCGCACCGCTTTGTAGTCGCCGACCGTGAAGCACAACGTAAGCTGCGCAACCTGTTTTACTATCTGCGTGGGCGACAACGGGCGATTTGGGTGGCAACAGCAAGCACTGACTTAACGCCCAAGAGCAATGTCACCGGCAACTATTTGGAAATTTCGCACATCAATTACAGTGCCCTCAAAGGGCAAATCGGACGGCAAGATGTACGGATTGAGTGTGCGGGCGGACAGATTTTTTATCGCCGTATTAAATCGGTCAGTGTTATCGATGCCGAGACGGAGCGGTTGTTTTTAGATGGTGAGCCACTGGATATTCGCCTGCCGACCATCCTCAAAATCTCCTTTTTGACCCTCTCCCGCCTTGAAAGCGATACCGTCTCTTGGGTGCATCATACCGATGCGGACGGTGCGGCCACGGTGACCGTGAGCTTCCGCGGCGTGCGAGATGATTTGGAGACCCCGCCTTAAAGCGTATTTAAGTGCGGTTTAAATCCCATTTAAACAGGAGAGCGCATGAGCTATTTAAACAAAATCCATTCTATCGCCGAGGGTCAACCGGTTGACTTGTATCAGTTTACCTTGGGCAAAGACGAAAAAATTTGGCGTTATTGCAACGCCGATAAAGACCTCGTGATTAATGGCGAGACCTGGACTGCCGTGGCCGTTATGGATGACCAGGCAGATGGTGACGGCAGGCTAAGTGTTAGGCTACCCAGTGATAATCCGGTGGCTCGCTTATATCGGGGGCTCCCACCAAGCCACACCATCAAATTGACCGTGATGCGCTTAAGTTGGGGCGACCCGGAAATCCGCATTGTATGGATTGGCACGATTATTGAGGCTAACCGCCCGGATATCCATATGACACAACTGGTAACCGCTGCCTTATCAGAGACCATGGACAATGCCGGGTTGCGTCTGACCTGGGGGCGTAATTGCCCTTATACCCTCTATGATACCGACTGCAAGGTTGAGTCGGCACGCTTTGTGGTTGAGGGGGTGCGCATTGAGTCCATGGACGGTGTCAGCATTACCGTCGGTCTGCCGACAGGATTCCCCGAGGGGTGGTTTAAGGCGGGCTTTATTGAGTGGGTAACAGATGGGATACGGGATGTGCGTGCAGTGACCGTTCATCAAAATAATAAGCTGTTTTTGATGGGGGGCACGCAAAAATTATCGGTCGGGATGGTGATTAAGGTGTATCCCGGTTGTGATGGCCGGGCGGAGACCTGCCTTGGCAAATTTAACAATATGCTTAATTTTGGCGGCATACCGAACCTGCCAATTAAGTCACCTTACGATGGTTCACGGATTTTCTAGGAGTATTTATGTTTGGTGCGTTTGCGTGGGCGACCGTTAAATTTATCGCCACAATGGTGGCCAGTTACTTAATTAATGCCGCGTTTGCCCGCAAAAATAATGCCCACGGCCCGGAGGCTGTGAGCGATAAAGACTGGAACTTTCCACAGGTTGCTGAGGGCACACCACAGTGTGTGTTTTTCGGCGATTGCTGGACGGAGGATTGGCAAGTATTGGCGTATGGTAACTACCGTACAACCGAGATTAAAAAATAGGAGCGGTCATGGAGACACTGATTATTACCATGCAGGATATGCGCCGAGTGGATTTTTGTGCAGCCGGTGTGGAGGCGTTTTTTGTCCGTCAAGGGCTAGATTACGCAGATTTTTTAGCAAACGGCATTAGCGCTGAACGCTTTTTGGCAACCGGCAGTGTATTTGCCCGCAAATGCGTGAATGCGGCGATTGCCGCACGCAAGGAGCGTAACTAATGGGTGGCGGTGGCAAAAAACGGAAACCGGTAACCGTTGGGTATCGTTATTATTGGGATATTCAAAGTGGGCTTGGTCGTGGGCCGATTGATGAGATTGTTGAGATACGCGCCGATGACAAAACCGCCTATGTGGGTAACCCGGGTGAGCTCACCCACTCACAGGCTATCTATATAAACAAACCCAAGTTGTTTGGCGGTGAGGATACCGGTGGCGAGGGAGGTATCCAGGGACGCATGGAGATTTTAATGGGTGAGCCTGACCAACAGCCGACCCAAATGCTCATTAATCTGCTTAAGTCAGGCACTTCCAGCACGCCTCCGACACGACCTAATTTTGGCAACAGTTTTATCGGCCGGTTAGCGGAAAGAATGAGTTCACAGGGACGTGGTAACAACTATAAAGAGCCTAACGCCGGAGATGGTTCAGTGGCGCCCGGTCAAGTGGATAAGGGTGACCGCATCCCCGGCTTTAGAGGGATTGTGACGACGGTCTTTAGTGGTTTGGTGTCTTGTTACAGCGCCTACCCCAAAAAACACAGTTATCGTGTGCGCCGCACGCACAAGGGCTGGCACGGTGATGTTGTGTGGTATCCAGAAAAAGCAAAAATCCTGATGCGTAATGATAACCTCAAAATCTCAGGATTGACCGCCGCGCAAGAAGAAAATGTGCGCCAAATCCACGCCATGAATCCGGCGCATATCCTCGTAGAGTGCGCCACCAATAAGAGTTGGGGCGGTAAAAAGAGCCTCGATGACCTCGACTTGGAGAGCTACAAAAAGGCGGCAGATACGCTTTATGCCGAGGGCTTTGGCTTGTGTGTCCGTTACAACAGACAGACATCCATAAAAGAGTTTATCCGCCAAGTGATTGACCATATTGGGGCGACCCAATATGACAACGTGGAGACCGGTAAACAAGCCCTCCGACTTATCCGCCAAGATTACAAGCCGGAGGAATTGCCCCTCTATGGCTACGACAACGGGATTCTGCGGGTGCAAGATGATGACAGTGCGGCCACCGACAAGATGGCTAATCAGGTGATTGTCAAATACCGCGACCCGGTGACTAACCGGGAAGACCAAGCCATTGCCAATAACATTGCCTCCGTGCAAATGCACGGGGTGATTAGCAAAACCGTGGAGTATAAAGGCGTGCCAACCTTTGATTTGGCCGCACGTCTTGCACAGCGTGACTTGGAGATGATTGCCAGTGGGCTTGCCCGCCTTAAAATCGTCTTTGATATGCGGGGTTCACAACTCCGTCCCGGTGATGTCATTCGGGTGCATTTGCCGGAGCGGGATATTGTGGATGTAATCTTTAGAGTGGCGACACTTAAGACCGGCAATGAGGGCGAGATTATCGCCACCTGTTTGCAAGATGTCTTTGGCTTGCCTGCCGCCAATTACGCCACCCAAAAAGGTGAGTCATTATACTCACCACCGGATTACACCGCGAAACCGATTTCGCCAGCTAGACTCATTGAGATGCCGTATCATGTGATGCCGTTTATTTTGAGTGAGGCGGAGATGGCATTTGTTAAGCCGACAGATTGCTTTATTTGGAGCTTCGGGGCGCAACCGACCTCGTTGTCTATCAACTATGAGATGGCCGTCAATGCCGGCGGGGGCTATATCTCCGCAACAAGAGGATCGTTCACGCCGTTTGTCCGCTTAGAGGGGGAGATTACGCCTTATCAAACCCAACTCAAATTTGCACTTGAGGGGGATTATCCGGCATTAGACAGTGCGTATGCGCTGATGATTAACGAGGAGATCGTCAAGATTGAGTCGGTGGATTTTTCCGCCGGCACGATGATTGTTGGCCGTGGTTGTGCGGACACGATCCCACAAGGACACAAAGCCGGTGCGATTGCTTGGTGCTATCTGTTGGGTGCCGGTATCAATGAGATCAAATATACCGCCGGTGAGCATCTTAAGGTCAAGTTGCTGACGCATACCGCTCAACAAACCTTAGATGCGAGCAAAGCACCGGAGCTTGCCATTACGACCCGACAACGGCAAGCGCGCCCTTATCCCCCGGGCAAAGTGCAGATTAACGGCATTTATGGCAATAAGATCACCGATAGCAGCGCCTTTAAGCTCACTTGGGCGCACCGTGACCGTGATGTGCAAGCGGACAAATTGATTCCGCATACGGACGGGAGCACATCACAAGACAAGGCGGTGAGCTACAAAGTGGACTTAATGGACGGTGACACCCTGGTGCGCTCCATTACAACCACGGGGACAGAGTTTGTCTATCCGGACGCCAAGCGCAAAGCCGGTGAGCAATTTAGCCGGGTGGCGTTATATAGCGTCAAGGGCGGATTAACGAGCTTGCAACGTTATCTCTTTGAGATTGGCGGGGTGATGACGTCTTTGTACAAATTTAATTACCAAGCCAAATTTAGCCAGGGGGATGAGTACCTTAATCGCTACAACGATGGGTATTTTGGTGGTAAGGGTTATTTTATGCTGAGCGGTGATGTTGATCCCTCCACCGAGATTTATAAGGATTACCCGGTGACGCCCGGCAAATATGCGCGCTTTGTGTTGGATTACAAAGTCCTCACATACTATCAGCGTCGAGGCAAATGTAAGGTATTGGTGCAACTGCTCGCCGGCAAAAATGTGGTGCGGACTTATGATTCCGGCTTGCTGGGGGATTATCCGGATGAGGCGTGGCGTGACCAACAAGTCACCGATACTTTACCGGCTAACGTCAATGTCATCCGGTTTAAGATTGTGGCGCAACCTCCTCTTGAGACCAATGCGCTCACATTTAGAGACATTACCATTAGAGTAGGATCGGACTAGCAAACACCGCAAAAATCCACCGCACTTTTTAACAGAAACCAACTAAAAAAGGAGTTTATGATGCAACATCAAACCACGTTACGCAATGGCAACACAGGCACCATCGTCTATGAGAGCAAATTCGGAAAGCTATTAATCGTTGAGCATAACGGTGATGAGCTGCCACCGACCCATTGGCACAATGCCACTGGGTCATTTTACGCGGATGCGCAAAGTCCGCTTGATGTAGTTGACATTAACCAAGGATAGATACAATGCCAAACAAACAAACAAACAAACAAACAAACAAACAAACAAACAAACAAACAAACAAACAAACAACCAAGGAAGTAGTTATGTTTAAGCAAGCCCCACTGCCGTTTACCGGGCAAAAACGGATGTTCTTGCGTCATTTTAAGGCTATTTTAAATGAGCAAATTCCGGGCGATGGTGAGGGCTGGACGATTGTTGATACGTTCGGTGGCTCCGGCTTGCTTAGTCATACCGCAAAACAACTCAAACCCCGTGCTCGCGTGATTTACAACGACTTTGACGGTTACGCCGAGCGCATTAAACATATCGACGACATCAACCGCTTGCGTGCGCAAATTGCGGCGTTGTTAGTGGATATTCCACGCCAAAAGCGTATCACCGACAAAGCACTCAAGGCGCAGATTATTGACACCATCAGAGCGTTTGACGGCTATGTTGACCTTGCCACGCTAACCAGTTGGCTGTTGTTTTCCGGGCAACAGGTCGGCACGTTTGAGGAGTTATGTGCTAAGGACTTTTGGCACTGTTTACGCCAGTCAGACTACCCTTCTGCAGACGGTTATTTGGACGGTGTGGAGGTGGTTTCGGAGTCGTTTCACACGTTGCTGCCGCGCTTCACAGCCGACCCACAGGCGGTATTTGTCCTCCACCCCCCCCCCCCCCGCACTAAGCAAGAGAGGTACAAACAGGG